TCCAACGTGCTAGGCTTCGGGTCGATACTAGAAAATGGATAGCATCTAAACTAAAACCTAAAGTGTATGGCGACAGAATTATGAATGAAGTATCTGGTCGTGATGGTGGACCCGTCTTAATTAGTAAAATAGAATTGACGTGCCCTGAATTTGAAAGCAAAGATAAGCCTGCCTAAAAAACTGATACCGCTTTTCCTTGGCGATGCTGACGTTCGCGCATCGCATGGTGGAAGGGGGTCAGGTAAGACGCGCTCATTCGCAAAGATGACCGCTGTCCGTGGATATCAGAAAGCCATGAATGGTGAGTCAGGAATTATACTCTGCGGTCGACAATTCCAAAACTCTCTTGATGATAGCTCACTCGGTGAAGTCAAGGCAGCGATCCAAGAAGAAGAGTTTTTACTTGATTTTTATGAGATCGGAGAGAGATTCATTCGCTCCAAAGATGGTAGGATCAATTACTCGTTCTCAGGTCTTGAGCGAAATATCAATTCTATTAAGTCAAAGTCTCGTGTTCTGTTATCGTGGATTGATGAAGCAGAACCTGTCACTGATTCGGCGTGGCAAATACTTATACCAACAATCCGAGAAGAAGAATCAGAGCTGTGGGTGACCTGGAACCCGGCACGCAAATCTTCGCCGTGCGAATCCAGGTTCAGACATGCTAATGATCCGCTGATTAAATGTGTTGAAATGAACTGGCGTGATAATCCATGGTTTCCTGACAAGTTAGAGCGCGAGAGATTAAGAGATCAAGCGTACCGTCCAGACTCTTACGAACATATTTGGGAAGGTGGTTACATTACTGCTGTTACTGGCGCGTACTTTGCAAAGCATTTATCTGATGCAAGGGCAGAAAATCGCATAGGTAATGTAAGACCGGACCCATTAATGAAATTTCATCTATTCGCGGATATTGGTGGCACTGGTGCGAAGGCTGATGCTTTTGTATTTTGGGTGTCACAAATCATTGGTAAAGAGATACGATTAGTCGATTATTATGAGGTCGTTGGTCAGCCGATTGACGCACATTTGTCATGGATGAGGTCGAGAGGTTATGTGCCTGAGAAGTCACAGATATGGCTACCACATGACGGCGTGACGAATGATAAAGTTTACTCAGTCAGCTACCAATCATCGTTTGAGGCCGCTGGTTACAATGTCGAGATCGTGCCAAACCAGGGAAAAGGGGCTGCAATGCTTCGCGTAGAGGCAGCTAGGAGATGGCTTGGTTCGTGTTTCTTTGACGCAGAAAAGACTGAAGCTGGACTTGAGGCATTGGGAGCTTATCACGAAAAGAGAGATGAATTGAGGGACATTGGGCTAGGGCCCGACCATGATTGGGCAAGTCATGGCGCAGATGCCTTTGGGATGCTGTGCGTTGTTGTCGAGGATCTTTTCGTCAAGCCAAAGAAACAAGAGGATCACTATGTTGAGCATATTTCATGGATGGGTTAGTTATTTATTTGACACTACATTATAAATGCTGTATAAGGTGTGACATATGACCTAACGCTTTGGAGCGCTGGTTTGCTAGAATACCAAGAAGACAAAGAAGACAAGGACGAATCACAAGACTTCATGAAAGAGGTCCGTGAGAAATTCTTGCTTGCGTCTGATTATGAGAAAGAAAACCGTGAGTTAGCCAAAGAAGATATCGAATTCGGTGTCATGGGGAGGCAATGGGATGAGCGCGACGTTAATTTTAGAAAGCAAGAAGGCCGCCCATGTATCACAATCAACAAGTTCCCTGCATATATTCGCCAGGTAGTTAACGATTCAAGACAGAATCGGCCATCTATCAAGGTTCGGCCTGTCGATGATAATTCCGATCCAGATACCGCAGAGATATTCAACGGCTTAATCCGCAATATAGAAACAGCTTCCAATGCTGATGTCGCTTACGATACAGCCATCAACCAAGCCGTTTCAGGTGGCTTCGGGTACCTTCGCATTAATGTAGAGTTTGCTGATGATGATACATTTGACCGCCAAATAAAAATAGATCGTATATCAAACCAATTTTCAGTGTATGGTGATCCTCACTCAACCAGTGTTGACGGTTCAGACTGGAATTGCTGCTTCGTTACTGATCGCATATCTAATGAAGAGTTTGAGGAAAGATTCGGTGAGAAAGCCGAGGCTACAGATTGGGAGTCTGATGATAATAGTGACTTTGAATGGCTGAATGATGAAGGTGTCTGGATAGCAGAATACTGGGAACGCAAGCAAATACCCAGAAAGATTTGTTTGTTATCTGATGGCGACGTGGTAGACGAGGAAGTTTATCAAGAAAACTTGAGCATCTATGAATCGCTTGGAATCACAAAAATAGAATCACGGGAAACAGTATCGCACAAAGTTACTCAATACATTCTATCTGGCACTGAAGTCATTGAAACAAACGAATGGGCAGGCAAGTACATTCCTATCATTCCGGTCTATGGCGAAGAGGTTATCCTTGAAGGCAAGCGCTATTTCAAATCACTAATCCGTGACTCTAAAGACGCTCAGAAGATGTTTAACTTTTGGCGCACTACTTCCACTGAGGTAGTCGGATCCACTCCAAAGACACCATTTATTGGTGAAGAAGGAGCATTCGATGTTGATACCCACAAGTGGAATACAGCTAATGTCAAGAACTGGCCATACTTGCAGCACAAGAAAGGTACAAATACACCGCAAAGGCAACCATTCGCAAGCATACCAGCTGGCATAATCCAAGAGGCAATGAATGCTAGTGAGGATCTACAAGCAACAATGGGAATGTTCGGCGCTTCGATTGGTGAGGAAGATAATGCAATTTCAGGGCGTGCAATCAATGCTAGAAAGAAAGAATCTGACACTGGCACATTCCACTTTATCGACAACTTGTCTCGCGCATTGGGCCAGGCAGGTAGGATCATTATAGACTTGATTCCTCATGTTGTTAGGCCTGGGCAGATCCTCAGAATAATTGGTGAGGATCGTAAGGAAACGACCAATATCACTGTAGGTAATCGTCAGGAAATGCAGCAACAGCAACCAGGTAGAGATCTATCGAATATCTATGACTTGACCGTAGGCAAGTATGATGTTGTTGTTGATATCGGCCCAGGTTACACAACCAAGCGCGAGGAAGCAGCAAGCCAGATGATAGAGTTCGCTAGAGTTAATCCTCAAGCAATCGGCTTAATTAGCGATCTGATTGCCAAGAATTTGGATTGGCCTGGTGCTGATGAAATAGCAGAGAGATTTAAAGCCATGCTACCGCCTCAGATACTTGGGGAAGATCCGCAGATGCAGCAATTACAACAACAAATGCAGCAGATGCAGCAACAAGCACAACAGATGATAGGGCAATTGCAGCAACAAATGGAGCAATTAAGAGCTGATAAAACGCTCGAGTCTAAGAAAATAGATATCGACGGCTACAATGCTGAGACAAACAGATTAAAGGTAACACAAGCCGGGATGACACCGGAACAAGTGCAAATGATGGTAGCGCAAACAGTATTGCAGCTTATGCAGTCGCCTGACGTGCTACCAATGCAGCAACAACAATTTCAACAACCACAAGAGGTGCAGCAATGATGTTTAGGAAAAAGCCTGTAGTTATTGAAGCTTTTTGTCTGGGTGTAGACCAAATGCCAGATTGGTTCATTGATGCAAGGTCTGCTGGATCTATTAGAACTTATGCAGAAAATGCCGAGGCAGGTCCATTCGGATCAAAATTAAGTCACGCAACAATTGACACCCTAGAAGGTACTCATAGAGCGGATTATGGAGATTTTGTGATACTAGGAGTAAAAGGCGAATTTTACCCATGCAAACCTGATATTTTTGCGATTACTTACGAAAAAGTTGAGGAATAATATAAATGACAGAAGAAATGATAGAAGAGACCAATCAATTGCCTGCTAATAATGAGCCAGAGGCAAGCGAAGTCGAATCTGAAGAGTACTCAGAATATAACGCTGAATCCGATATTGAAGAGCAGCCGGAAGGCCAAGCTGTAGAGCCTGAGGACGATAGCGAAGAAATTGAGTTTAATGATAAATCTTACAAGTTGCCGAAGGATATTGCTGAGGCCGTCAAGTCAATGCGCAGTGACTATACGACTAAAACAATGTCTCTTGCTGAGCAGCGTAAGGCTTTCGAGGCTCAATCAGATTTTCATCAAAAACATATCGCTGATGTGGCCAAAGTGGTGGCGCTTAATGAACGGTTAGCCGAGTATGATCAAGTTGATTGGAACGCATTAAGCGATAGTGATCCGGTGCTATGGCAAAAATTGACTTCTCAGAGAATGACACTGGAACGTCAACGCAACCAATTAGCACAGGATGTGACACGAAAGGAACAGGATTTGCACCTCACAAGGCAGCAAGAATATGCTAAGCAAATGGAGGCAAGCGAGACTGTGTTAAGGCGTGAAATTAAAGATTGGTCGCCTGAGTTGGAGTCAAAATTGCAAGATTTTGGGGTTAAAGCGTTTGGTTTCGATATCGACGATGTTAAGAAATCAAAAGCGGACCCTAGGTTATATAAACTTTTGCATATGGCTTTTCTTGGTGACCAGATAATCAAGAAGCAAGCAATCAAATCGTCTCCTACTCAAGCCAAGCCTGTCCCAACAATATTAGGCAAAAAGTCTGCTATTGCAAAGAGTATCTTTGAAGTGGATGATCAGGACGCTTTCGAGAAAATGAGACGTAGACAGATTGCAAAACGTAAATAAATAACGATCTAACGCAGTGATGCGCTGATCAATTCTAACTTAACGCAGTGATGCGCTGGAGGTTTTAAAGATGTCAAATTCATTTAAAGTAGTAGATATGATTACAAAAGAGGCTTTGCGAATCGCGCATGAAAAGCTCTCTTTTATCGGCACTATTGACCGTCAATATGACGATTCATTTAAGCAAACTGGCGCTAAACATGGTCAAACACTGAGAGTTCGTGAGCCTAATCAGTACAAGCGCACACAAGGTAGTCGAGTGATGGACGTGCAAGATCAAGCAGAATCAAACCAAACCATTACTGTTGCGACTCAGGATCATACTGATATGCGCTTCAATTCTGCCGAGTTGATGCAATCAGTAAACTCTGAAGGCGCATTTGATAACCTGAGTAAGAATTACATTGAACCTGCTGTTGCATCGCTGGTATCAGGTATTGAAGCTGATTTCTTGGCATATTGTACTAAGGCAACTTATCAGGTAGCTGGAACCGCTGGCAGTGCGATCGCTAACCTGACCGCCATTGGCGCAGCTCGTGCAAAGCTTAACCAACAATTAGCGCCTAAAGACGGCAATCGATACGTTCAAATGGACTCTGTCGGCATGGGTACTTTGGTGTCTGGTGTTGCTACATACTTCAACGACTCAAGTGCAATTAGCGAACAGTACAAAGAAGGCTTTGTTAAACGCACAGGCATGGCAACATTCTACGAGAATGAGCGCGTGTGGACTATGGCTAACGGTGCTGACGTAGCTGGTGAGATCAACAACGGAACATTAACCAGTGGAATCACCACACTGACTGTAGATGGTTTCTCTGCTGCGCCTGCTGTTGGTTCTGTGTTCACTATTGGTTCTGGATCTGGTGAAACTGGTGTCTATGACGTGCATCCAGAAACAAAGCAGGCCTATTCGCATTTGAAACAGTTCACTGTTACCGCTGCGACTACGACCAGCATTACCTTTAGCCCGGCTATCATCTACGATACAACCAATCCAAAACAAAACTGTTCTGGTGCTCCTGCTGATGGTGCTGATATTGTCTTCGTTGGTGCTGCATCAACAAGCTACGTTCAGCCAATCATGTACCACAAAGAAGCATTCCAGTTTATAACTGCTGATCTTCCACTGATGGATGATGCTCATAAGTGCGTGCGCAGAGAGAAAGACGGCCTATCACTGCGCGTGTGGCAGGCATCAGACATACGCAATGACGAACTGTTGATGAGGATTGATATACTGTACGGCATGGCTGCTCTACGTCCGCAGTGGGCTTGTCGTTTGATTGGTAGCGCTAACTAATAAGGAGTTTTTAGAATGACTATATCTACAGGTTTGGAACGCTTGGGCTATGGCTCACCTGCTGGCTGTATTGCAACAGGACAGCATCAGCAAGTAATTAGCGGCGTTGGTGCTACTCGCACGCTGTTGCCAGAAGAGTCGGGTTCTTTGTGCCTATTTGATCGTGCGGCTGGTGTGGTTTATACGCTACCTACTCCAGTCGAAGGCATGAAGTTTGAGTTCGCTACTACGGTAACTATTACATCTAATGCAGCAAAAACAATCACTGCAACGATTGCTAGTCAATTCATTCTTGGTACTATGTTCGGTTACACTACTGACGCTACTGAGATTGACGGCTTCTCTGCCGATGGTAGTACCCATGTTGCTATCTCAAGCAATGGCTCCACTACTGGTGGAGTGATTGGTGATCGTTACACGCTAACCGCCATCAGTGCTACACAATGGCTGGTGGAAGGCAGTATCTTCTGTGGTACTTCTACACCTGCAACACCTTTCGCAACATCGTAATAATCCTACTACCTTAGGACAGGGGGCGGCTGGCTACGGGTCTCCCCCGCTTTAAAGGAGTTTAGAGCATGGCGGTAAGAATATTTCACAAAGATCATGGTTACGTGATAACCGCAGATCAAGAACAGATTAATGCATTGCTTGCAAAAGGCGGTGTTATCGATGAGAAGAAAGAAGAGATAAAACCTTCTTTAACCATTGAAGAAACAGAGATTCCAGCATACGTGCCAAAACTTAAAGGCAAGCGTAAATAATGGCACTTACCAATTACAGCGATCTACAGACTGCCATAGCATCATGGCACCATAGGTCAGTTAGCGAGATAACAGACTTTATAACTCTTGCCGAAAAGAGGATAAATTCTGACTTAATCACGCGCTTAGCAGAGGTAGAAGTACCTCTGACTGCTACTGTTGGTAGCCGCTACATAACTTTACCTGCCGGGTATCTATCAAATCTTGCTCTATGGTTGACTTATTATAATGATAGGATTCCGTTAACGTTCATGGCTGCTGATAGTATGCAAGCATATGACGATAACAGACAGCCAAGATTCTACACAATAGAAGTAGGCTCGATAGCGTTTGAAAGCCCGTGCGATGTGGCTTATACATTCACGTTTAGGCACAAGAAAGGCTATGACATAGCTTCAACATTAACAAATTCTGTGCTGACTAACTTCCCGGCTGTGTATCTATATGGCTCAATGAGAGAAGCAAGTATATTTGCTCAGGATGATAAGAATATTGAGAAATACGAGGCGCTGTACCAACAGGCAATAACCGAAGCGCAAAGATTAGAGACAGCCAATAAGACTCTGGCTATGTTACGTCAGGATTTTTTAGTATCTGGCAGTTATAATAACAATATATTCAGCGGTGGGGGCTATTAAATGGCTTTAGAGACTGGGACATACATAAGTGACTTAGTAGCTACAAATCCTGTATCTGGTGACCCGAAGTCACAAGGTGACGATCATATACGGCTTCTAAAGAGCACTATCAAGGCTACATTCCCTAATGTTAATGCGGCTGTTACTCCAACTGATGAGGAGCTCAACTTTGTCGATGGCGTTACGAGTAATATACAAACCCAATTGGACGCAAAAGCGCCTTTAGCAAGCCCTGTGCTGACTGGAGTTCCTGAGGCTCCTACCCCTGCTGATGGCGATAACAGCACTAAAATTGCTACAACCGCATTTGTGGTTAACGCTTCTCTTACGTCAAGTTTGCCAGGCCAATCAGGTAATGCAGGTAAGCTAATAGGAACTGACGGGACTACTGCCGGATGGGTGGATGAGATAGATACGTCCATAGTAAAACCTGCTGCTGGAGATGAGTTTGTTACAGAGTCGCAAACTCAGACATTATCAAATAAAACCATAACAGATCCGATATTTGTTAACGATGCAGACAACACAAAAGAGGCGGTTTTGAACGTCTCAGGTGTGACCGCCGGGCAAAGCAGAGTAATGCTAGTTTCTAACAATGATCTTGTGCTTGATACTCCAGGGTGGCGTTTGCTTTCAGTTATAAATGCGAGCAATGTTGCTACAGTTGACATAGAAACGACGTTTGACAGCGCATACGATGATTATGTAATAGTTGCTAGTGAAATAGCATCGGTATCTACCTCTAAGCTCAGATGTAGGCTGAAGATAGGAGGATCATATCTCACTAGCTCAACATATGCCTATAGCCAGACCAGATCAACTAATTCAACCACTTATGACAATTCAAATGGCACAACATTCATAAATTTAATGGGTGATATAGACGGCACTGCTGCTGCAAACAGCAATTTTGTAATGTTCATTCATAATCCAGCCAGTACAACCAAGTACAAAACAATAACTTGGCGCGGGATGCACGCAACTGGTGTTGTCGCATCTTCATGGCTAAATGTATCAGGTTCCGCTTATAACAATAGCTCCACCGCTGCACTGACCGGAGTTCGGATATACATGGAATCTCTTAACATTTACGGTAAGTTCAAGCTCTTTGGCATAAGGAACTCAATCTAATGGCACTATTTAAAGCTACCGCTCAAGGCACTGTGCAAATGACGGCTGAAGAAGAATCCGAGATACTTGCTGAAAGATCTGAAAGAGAGACGCTGCCTAATAAAAAGGCGAGGCTGCGGTTAGCCATAAATGATGAGCGCAAGATAAGGGCTAATTCTGGTGTTGTTGTTAGTGGAGTCATATATTCAACTGATTTCAATTCGCGTATAGAATTAAGTAATGCTTATATATACCTTGTAAGGAATGAGGGTGCAACGATAGATATTGAATCGAAGAATGGAGAAATATTCACCTTTGATATAAATGGAATAGGATCTATCTATGATGCTGTCAATAGCCATGTTAATGCTGTATCTGCCGCTGCTAAAACCCATTTTTCTAATGTCAATCTTTTAAATAAAAATGACGTTGATCTATACGATGTAAAAAGCCTATGGCCATAATTCGTGTCCCTAATTGCGGATCTGTAGGAGTTAACCAAGATCTATCCCTGCATGAATTGCCTATCAATGCCTGGACGGATGCTAGTAATATAAGGTTCCTTGATGGCTATGTAAATCAGTTTCTAGGACATGGGCAAGTATACGGAACCCCATCGGTTATACCTTATCATGTTTTGCCTGTGATAATTAGCGGAGTGCGCTACTGGCTATATGCTTCATTAACCAAAATTTATGCTGTCACTATGACGGCTGGCAGCGCTGTGCATACCAATCTAACGCGCCAAACATCCGGGAATGATGTGGATTATGCTGCAGCGGCCAATTCTTGGACATCAACCGTTATAGGTGGCATCCCGATATTGAACCCAGGAAATGCCGTTGATCCTCCGCAGCAATGGGACTTAAACACTGCGAATAACTTTGCGGCTCTAAGCAATTGGCCTGCTAATACTTATTGCAAATCAATACGCTCATATCGCAGCTTTCTTGTTGCGCTAAATATCACAAAGACGTCAACCAATTATCCGTATATGGTTAAATGGTCGCATCCTGCTGTTCCTGGTTCTGTTCCTTCTTCATGGGACGAAACAGATCCAACCAAAGACGCTGGAGAGTTTGATCTTGCGGACGGATATGACCAGATCATTGACGGATTAGCGCTCCGTGATTCACTGATAATCTATAAGGAATCTTCAGTATGGCGGATTGATTTTACTGGCGGTCAATACGTGCATAGAGCAAGCAAAGTAATGGGCACTTCTGGCGCAATGAACCGCAATTGCATCGTAGAGATAGACGGCTATCATGTTGTGTTAACAACCAATGACATTATTGTACATGATGGCGTACAGGCTAATTCTGTTCTTGACAAAGTTACAAGAAGGTGGCTATTCCAACACATGGACGTTGATGAAGCCTATCAATCATTCGTGTTTAAGAATCCATTCTTCAATGAAGTGTTTATCTGCTTTGCATCAATTGGCGCTGATTACCCTGATACAGCGATAGTCTTCAATTATAAAGACAAAACGATCAGCAAGCGGACAATGCCGAATGTTCATCATGCCAGCTTCGGACAGGTTGATAATTCACTTACTGGCACATGGGCTGCGGACAGCGATCCCTGGTCTAGTGATTTAACATTATGGGACGGTCCTGATCAAGTACCTAATGCTGCTAGGGTCCTGATGGGTGGACATGATACCAAACTATATTTATTGGACGCGGCTGCATCATTTGACGGTGTTGCACCATCTTCTTACGTTGAAAGGAAAGGCTTGTCATTTGGCGCGCCTGAACAGATAAAACTTATTAAAGGCATACGTCCTAGAATAACGGGGAATGTTGGTGATACAGTCATCATTAAAGTAGGTAGCCAAGATGATCCATTTGAAGATCCAACATACACTAGTATCACTCATACAATAGGTTCCACAATTCGTGATAATTGTCTGGTTGCAGGCAGATATATATCAGTGAGATTCGAGTCTGGAACCGCTTATAATTGGCGTCTGGATTCGTATGATATTGAAGTAGAAACTCTTGGAGACTGGTAGATGAAGCCTGAGCAAAAAGCTTGGTTAAATTCTCAGTTAGATGCGCTTATAAACAAGAAATACACGCAAGAAATGACTACTGAGGATAGGGTTAAGGGCGGTTTATCTCCCTTACCTGTTATTGGTGACGCTATTAGTGGTTATGATGCTTACCAGTCTGCTAAAAAAGGAAATTATGGCGAAGCTGCTTTGAATGCAATAGGATTGCTTCCGTTGATACCTGGTTTGGCTGGAACTATAAAGAATGTTGGTCAATCTGAATTACTTCAAAAAATAGCATCCTCAGATGACATTAAGAAATGGGCAAAGAACAGTAAAGTTGTTGATTCGCAAGGTAATCCGTTAACTTTATATCACGGAACCACATCAGACTTCGATAAGTTCAATACATCAATTAGCGAGATGGGAACTCACTTCGGCCCTGTTGGACAAGCAAACCAATTTACTGTTGGGGTAGAGGGTGGGAATGTTAGACCAGTGCATCTAAACATAAAGAACCCACTAAGGATGAATGATAGCGGGGGTTTCTATCCATTAGATGTTGCTCAGGATTTGATGGATAGAAAATTACTTACACAGGACGACTACAAGAAAGTATATAGCCTATTAGATAATAATAAGGATTCCGGTGCTATTAAACATATACAAAAAAGACTAATTGATCAGGGCTATGACGGCATGGTCTATTTGAATAAACATGAAGGGTTTGATAAGGATGTTGCAAGCAAATTGTTGAAAGGAAACTACTCTACATTAAAGAATATGAGTGAGTCAGATTTTCTTAAACTAGCACCAACAGCTCAAGAGAGTTATATCGCATTCAAACCAAACCAGATAAAACCTGCTATAGGTACAAAAGTTAAACCATGAAGCCATACAACACTGGATCTGTTTTTTACTCACCTGAGCCTGTGCCATCTAACGCAAGCGAGATACCTGCATACCTTGAGCGCGAATTACTCAAGATACAAAGAACGTTTGAATTATTGGCGGCTGGTCACATTGATGTTACTTATGTTGCACCGCCAAAGCCTAGGGAGGGCGATTTTAAGTTAGCTGACGGGACTTCCTGGAATCCAGGGAGCGGAGCTGGATTTTATGGTTACTATGGATCTTCATGGGTGAAACTAGGATGAATATATATAAGATTGAACCTAAAGACATTCCAGAATATTGGATTTATATGCGTCCGTTCCTGGATTCTGCATTAAACAAATACGGTATGAATGAACGTTTTCCAATTGACTTTGTGTTAATGGATTTGATGCTTGGGAAAAGCCAAGGCTGGATAATAGTCGACAATGACAAGGTGGTCTCCGCAGTTGTAACCGAGGTAGAAAAATACCCGTTAGGTGATGTGATGATAATATTCCTTATGGGAGGTGAAAGTATGGACGATTGGGGGGATTATCTGCATGAATCTATGGTAAAATATGCCGCAGAAAATAACATTAAGTGGATTGATACTGGTTCACGTCGAGGCATAGGCAAGAAATTTTATGACCGCTTGGGATATACAAGAAAGTATGAAACTTATAGCTTCGAGGTGACAAATGAGTAAAAAATCAAAACCAACAGTATCAACTTCAGAGCCATGGAAAGGCGTCCAGCCTTATCTAACTGGCGGTCCTGGTAAGCCTGGAATATTCCCAGAAGCAGCTAATCTATTCCAGCAAGGCGGCATGAATAGCAATATGCAAAATGCTATTGATGAATATTCTAAAGGGTTAATAAATAGGACGCAAGATCCTAGATTAGCTAGTTTTGATTCCGCACCATACGAGATGATGAATTTCGGACGCAATCTTGGTAATGGTGGAATGGACACCAATTTTGAGCGCGTTAAAGACATAAGTACTCCTGTAGTAGGACTTCCACAAGCAAGAGCAAGCCAGGGTGTACTAGACCCAACCAATTCACTAAAATCATTGTTATCCGGTCAGGTTGCCAATCCATATCTAGACCAGCAAGCGCAAGCAATGACCGCCAATCTTACCCGTAACTTAAACGAAAATGTTATGCCTGGAATAAGATCGGAGGCGCTTGCATCCGGTCAATATGGCGGTAGTCGTCAAGGTATCGCTGAAGGCTTGGCCGCATCCAGGCTTAATCAGGATCTAGCCCCTGCATTAACTAATCTTTATGGTGGAGCTTTCGAAAATGCTCAGAATAGAATGTTCGGAACTGCTACAGGATTGAATGAACAGGCTGTCAACAATGCTACCAATAACGCCAATAGGCAGTTTTCAGGGAACCAGTTCAATGCTAACTTGGGATTGCAGAACAATGAACAGCAAATAGGGCAGAACACACAGAATCTAAGTAACAGGATGCAGGGCGCCAATCTGGCTAATAATGCTATGGGTATGCTGAATAATTTCAACGCTATGCAAGACAATAGCTTTGATAGATACATGAATACTCAACAAATGCCGCAAAACATTAATTGGAATAACCTCAATCAATATTCCGGCATTATCAGCCCTGGTTCTGGAATGGGTGGCACTAATTCGCAAACTAACTATAAGAATATGGGAGCTGGTGCTTTGGGTGGTGCTCTTGCTGGTGCTGGAACTGGTGCAATGTTTGGTCCTATGGGTGCTGCTATCGGTGGTGGACTCGGTTTATTGGGAGGGTTATTCTAATGGACGGCATGATGATGAATCCTAAGATGATGGGGTTGCTAGGTTTGGCGCAAGGCTTATTGCAATCATCCGGCTCTAGCCCAAGACAGATAACAATGGGTGAGGCGCTTGGCAATGGCTTGCAGGGTGGCATGCAAGGAATGCAACAAGGAATGGATATGCAGATTCGTAACCAGCGTATGCAAGCGCTCCAAAGCGAGGCGCAAATGAAGCAGAATAAACTGCTTCGTGATCTTGAGGCAAGAGATAAACTAAGTTCTATTGTTGGCGGCTTAGGATCTAATGCGAATCCAGGAAGCATATCAAGTGCTATCATGGCTAGTGGTGACGTTGATCTGTTGCCATATGCAGCTCAATTCAGATCAGCAATGCCAAAGGTTAAGACGACTGCTAAAGTTATGAAGGACGGTCAAGCATTTATTCAACCAATTTATGATACTGGTGAATTTGGTGAATTGAGTGGATTGCCTGCTGCTGAGAAGCTTATGCAGATCAATAGAGGTGGTCAAGTAGACTTAGCAAACCCTTATAGCGGAGAAGCACAAAAATCACTGCCTATTAGTATATCTCCAGGTGAGCAAGCAAGACTTGCGCAATCAGAAAGACATTTCGGCGCTTCGCATGGTTTAGCAAGACAAAACAATGATTTACAACGTCAACGGCTAATGCTAGAAATGGACCCTGAATATCAAGCTCAAAGAGCCGGGATGATCGCAGGCGCTAAGGAACAAGCATTGAGCAAGACAAAGACCGCATCTGAATTACCCAAGGTAGTACAACAAGGCGAAGATACTATAAGGCTTGTTGATGACTTATTGACTCATCCAGGCTACAAGATGTCTGTAGGCAAGAGTGCGCCAATTGGTTCTGCTTTATCATTTATTCCAGGCACTAATGAATCAAGCTTCGATATAGCGCTCAAACAATTGAAGGGAAAACAATTTCTTGAAGCGTTCGAATCTCTCAAGGGTGGTGGTCAGATTACTCAAATTGAGGGTGAGAAAGCTACGCAAGCAATGTCAAGAATGGAGAAGGCGAATACTGAAGGCGAGTTTGAGAAAGCGGCAAGAGAGTTTCAGGGTATCATCAGAAACGGAATAAACAGGACTAAATTGAGAGCTGGTCAACAACCACAGCAGACTCAACAACCAAATGCAACAAGAGCTGACGGCTGGGGGGATTTGCGCTAATGAAAACATACACAATAACCGGACCAGATGGGAAGAATTATTCTATCGACGGTCCTGAAGGTGCTACACGAGAGCAGGTTATCTCCAAGATAAAGGAAAGGCTATCAGCAAAGGATCAGACGGCATCAGATCCATACACCGCGCAAGCTCAAAAGCAAACAATAGGGCAAAACCTCTTGGCTGGTGTTGGTGGTGGTATGACAAGCTTGTACCTTGGTGCGAAACAAATGCTGGGAAAGGCTACGCCAGAAGAAATAGCGGATCATCATAGAGCTATGGCTGGACTACGTTCCACTACCGCCGGGACTATTGGAGATATTGGCGGGCAGGTTATAGCAGCCGCTCCCGCTGCTTTAATTCCCGGTGCTAATACGTACATAGGCGCTACCTTAACTGGCGCTGGTTTAGGTGCATTACAACCAACTGGAGAGAATGACTCACGCACAGAAAACATGATCCTGGGCGCTGCTGGTGGAGCTGCTGGTAAATATGTGGGTGATAAAGCCATAGGATTGTTACGCGGTCGTAATGCCGGAATAGATAACCAGTTGGCCTTGCAATCCACTGAGCAAACAGCAGGTTTAAACAAACCAACACAAGACATATTGAAGAAAGGAATGGACTTAGGCTTTAAATCTACTCCCGGCCAAGCATCAGGCTCTAAGACTCTACAAAAGTTTGAAGCAGCATTAGAAAGCAATCCATTCACGGCCGGGGCTTTCGATGACATCAAAACACATAATGCAGGAACGTTAAATCGTATTACAGCAAAAGCAATAGGTGAAGATGCTGATTACGTTAATAGCACAATATTAGAGCAGGCGAAAGATAGAATCGGATCTATTTATAAGCTGGTGGCTGATAAGAATCAGCGTTCAATACCTGCTGAAGATTTTATTGCAAAGATATCAGGCATAAATTCAGAACTTGAAGGGCTGCTTCCTGCTAACGTTAGTTTTATCGATAATCCACTTGTGAAGAACTTTGTTGATGTTGCAACCAAAGGTCAGGCAACTGGTGAACAATTGCAGCAAATAGCTAGTAAATTAGGTAAGGCTGCTGCTAAACACATGACCACTCAAGGTGGAGACAGGGATTTAGGTATGGCGCTATTTAAGGTTAAAGACATGGCTGATGATTATCTTATGTCTGGTTTAAATGGAGAGACTGCTAAGTTATTTGATGCTGCTCGTGGACAATATCGAAATTTAATGATGCTAACCAGTAGGACAGGTGTAGTTAACACTGCTACAGGTGATGTCAGTAAAGCTGCTTTACCAAATGTGCTTGCATCGAGAGACAAATTAGGTTATGTTTTCGGTAAAAATCAATCAGACTTTTATAACGCAGCCAGATATGGCGATGCTTTCCGTCCTATTGTTGGAGATTCTGGAACGGCAACTAGATCAATGAGTAATCTAAGTTTAGAAAGTCTTGCTAAGTTACCGTTCGGTCTCGTTGCCAGGCTGTATGCTTCTCAACCAATGACATCCGCTGCAGGTGGTGTTGGTAATGTGCTTAATAACGGCATGGCTCCGCAGCTTGGACAAATGCTACAAATACCGCTTCAGAAAGGATTGCCACTATACGGCGCTCAGGTTGGAGCTTCAGCGAATCAGCAGCGATAAGTTAACACTTTGTAATTAAACGCCGTGACGGCGATTTGGAGGTTGTAAAGACATGTCAAGCACTACTCTTGTAAGTGTAAATCCACTTGGTTCCGCAGTATCATTAATCGACGATGAGCTAACGGAGGTCATAGATACTACCTCCGACGCATCTTATACATTCGTATCGCAAACCTACCTAGATGATGCTGCAACCACTGACGCTGTATGGCGCTGCTTCCGTATTACCAATGCAAACGGAACTAAGCGATGGGCTACTAATGCTGCCACAGGAAAGCGTACACGCGCCTTTATGTTTCAGGCATCAGCCGCAGCAACTTACACATATTAAGGTAACCAGAACATGTCATTACTATCCAAACTAATAGCGTACAAAGGCCCTATCAAGAAACTGCTCAAACTGGTGACTTATGAAGGTGGCGAATTTAAAGATCCAGAGGGCAATGCAGTCACTCCAGTGGGTACACAAGGCAATACAGCCGGATTACGGTACGCATTCAGCACTACTACTACCGCAGCAGATCCAGGGCATGGAATCATTAGGTTAAATAATCTGACACAGCGATCAGCGACCGCGATGTATATTGACAACCTAGACTCCAACGGTACCGATATGAGCGAGTTTATCGATTCCTGGGTATCAGGTAGCAAATTAATTATCCGTGCCAATGATAACCTTGATGCATCGGTATTAATTTTCACTATCGGCACTGTGACAGATAGCACCGGATATAGAACTGTCGTTCTATCGAGCGGAACTGGCAGTTCATTCGCTGATGCTGAGCAATTAGCTATTCAATACTATGTTGCTGGAGCTAATGGATCTAATGGAAGTAACGGAACCAATGGGACCAATGGAACAAATGGAACCAATGGAACTGATGGCGTTGATGGCAATACAATAGTTTATGGCATTGTTGACCCTACTACTGAAGGCGTCGACGGTGATATATACATTAAAACCGTTGACTCAGCTCCATCAGTAATATACGGTCCTAAAGCTGCTGGCGTATGGCCTGCTGGCGTTTCAGTGGTCGGAACTGATGGTGTTGACGGTGCGCAAGGTTATAAAGCTGGTTTGCGCATGACTTTCAATAGTGCCACGGCTTTGTCCGATCCTGGGGCTGGTAAATTTAAAGTTAACTCAGCGACGTTAGCAAGTATGACTAGTTTAATGGTTGATGATGTGGACTTGTTATCTACAGATTTGCAAACATTATACGCAAGCTGGGCAGTTGGTGACTTGATCACAATTAAATCTGCTGATAATACGGATGCGACGACATTAACATTGCGTGTTACAGGAACACCAGTTGATAGCGTTGGTTATTGGTCAATACCTGTTGAAGGAGTGCACGGCGCGGTACCAACTAACGCTGAAGTATGCGCGATACAACATTCCCCTGGGCCTGGTATAGATCCTGGCGTTCAATCAGTGGCAACATTCACATCATTACCTGACGCAACTTCCTTGACAGGCGAGACGTATCTTGTTCTCGATAAGTTGCTGCATTACACTTCCGACGGAACTTATTGGAAACCACAAAACAGGAAATTTTTATACGACAAGCAAACTACTGAAGTTAAATATATCGCTCCAGCAGCTACGTTTACTAGCATAACGCCATCATCTGCCGCTGGTGCAGAGACATTGTTAACAAGCGCTGGAGTTCATGGTCTTACCTCTGCCGTAGCTGTTGGATCTAAAGTTTGCGTTAAGACAGGCAATGGAACTGTTGCTGCTGAATCATTCCATACCATCACAGCTGTGGCTGTAGATACAACCGGAACCACCATCCAGGTTGGAACTGCATTCTCTAGTTTTGGTTCTGGAACAGTGACTTTATATGTAGCGAATGAGCAAGTTACGCTTAGATCAGTATCTCTCCATGCTTTAACACCAACCACATCGTTAGAAATATTTGCAGCGTGGACGATGACGACTAGCACTAATAGCAAGCAAACCAAGGTTTTGCTAAGTACAACCGAATTTTCCGCTGTAAACACGACATCAGGGACGGTTGCTGGATCTGCCGTTAAGACATTCATAAACAACGATAATTCCTTATCCGCTCAGCGTGGATGTGTGATCGTCACGAATGGTTCGGGATCTGGTACATCTACAGGATTACCACCAACTGGAACTGTTGACACGAGTGCGGCAACCACATTGAATTTTGCTTGTAAACCTGCTGTTGCTAATGAGTACATATCTTTAATCTTTTCACAAACTGAGATGGGTGCATAATGGCTAGAAAATACGATCCTTTCTCTAAGCAATATGTTGGCTATATTCAGCCTACTGCCATCGATACTTCGCAAATTGTCCCAGGGTTTTATTTTAAGTCACACAATTTGCAGCACCATTACACGGTTATAGAAAACATGTACGGGACCGCGGCTTTAAATGGTCGCACTAGTTCTGCGTGGCAAGGAAAGCTCGGATGGTTGGATGAAAGTGTGAATTTCAGGGGTTTCCAATTATCAGTTCCCTGGGGCCTGTATGAAACAGGAGCTGCTGGAGGTGGAGACTTTAGTAACTTAGATCATCTTGAAGCTGTGGTAAATGAGATTGGGGCAAAGGGTAAATATGTAATTCTCATGCCTTTCCAGTTCAGGGAATTTCGGAATGGCGATGTTACCAGTCTAAGTGTTGACGACCAGATGAGGTATTTATTGCCAGCAGATATGCGAACAAAACAAAGTTTTGTTAATGGTATAACTGTGTTGCAGTCACAAGGTGCAACAATAAGGACAGTGACAAGCGCTCCTGCTAACTCGTTTGGCGTAAATGGTGATTATGCTCATAATGCAACAACTAATATATTGTACGGCCCTAAGGCTGGTGGCGTTTGGCCTGCTGGGGTTGACTTAGACACCAACGATACTAGAGCGCATTGGTTATGGGATAACGCGTATTCGTATACCAAAGCATTCGGCGGCGCGATGGGGTTTGATATGAAGATTTATAAACAGTCTGTTAAAGATAGGATGGCAAGATTTCAGCAGGCTGTGGCTGATAAGTTTAATGCTAATCCCACTGTAATAGGCATAACAACAACAGAATCAGCCCCAGGAGCCCCAGCTTATCTTGGTGCGTTGGCTGGAGGGATAGTTGATGATGGTTATGATGCTGTATCTGGAATTGTTAATGTGTCTACCAACTGTCAAAGAGCGATACTCTCTGCAAAGACATCCATATTGCAGACTTGCCGTCCGTATTACCCAAATAAATGGTTCGCTCAAGATATAAACACCCCTCTTAATACAATCAATTACGTAAAAGAATATTTTGACCAAGCCCAAGCTAATAAAATGGGCGCTACATCTTCTGACACCGTTTGGTATAATGCTGCGCTTGTAGACCAAACAGAACCAACTGTGGGTTGTTTGGTTAGGATGTCAAACAACTCTTCTGTCATGCCTGTAATGTGCCAATGGCAACAGTATTGCTGGGAAAGTAGTTTCGGCGGTGCTCCAGTTATAAGCTCTACACAAGATTACTTAGACAGGTTCGCTGACATCTTCGCGATGACAACATCTGGAAATGCTAAGGTTGGATTTGGTATTAATGCACATATGGTTCTAATTCAGACAGAATCTGTGATAGGGATGTGGACTGGCGGAACATATAACCCAGAGCAGTCGGATGGAAGTACAAATACTATAGTTACTGTCCCTAGCCTGAAAACTTGGTTAAAAAACAAGTTCACTGCTGAAGGTATCAATGACGGATCAGGCGGATTAAATACGGTCAGGCCGTCGTTATATGTTGGTTATAACAGTTAAGTGTGATAAAAGTCACAGACAATTAACAAAAAGGGGATTAACATGGGGTGGCCAAAGATAATATTTGAGGATAATGAAATGACCACTAAACTAAATGACATTAACCGACGGCTGGATGACGTTGAAAGAGAGCAGGTAGCCTTCAGCGTTAAGCATGAGAAGTGCGAAGACAGCCATCGAGAGAATCACGAGTACAGAAGGAAAACGGATAATAAACTTGATGGATTGCTTGATATTGCTAACGAGATGTTAACTATCATGAGAAGTTATAAAGAGTATGAGCCGTCGATAATTCGGGCAAAAAATAATTTTGTGGCTATCGATACTATCTACAAATGGGCTGCATGGCTCACGACTGTTAGCGCTGGAGTGTATATTATACTTGATTTAAAAGGAATTATATAATGAATGACGATTTAATACCAGGTTATTATGGGTGCTAGTCTACTGATTGCGTTGGTTAAAAAGTACGCGGCAAAAGGTGCTTTGGTGCTTGGTGTCGTTCTATTTCTTGGTGGCATGTATCTATACTGGGAATCGAAAGTATATGATAAAGGTTATGATGCCGCCGTCAAGAAATACGAGAAGCGCGATGCTGAAACGGAGCGCAAAGGCCGTGAATTACTTAAGCTGAGAGAGCACGAAATAGCGCTTGACACAGCGAAGAAAGACCAACAATACATTGGAGCCATTGAAACTTATGCGAACTACTCTACTAATTTGCGCCATCAGCTTGACGCTAATCGGCTGTCAAACAAACCCGCCAAAGCAAGTTGTAATTCAAACGCCGTGCCCGGAACAGCCAAAGATTCCAGCGCATCTGCTAGAGCAAGCCCGGAAACTATACAAGAATTAGAGTACTTGGAAAGTTTGAAAGCTGTGGAAATAATCATAGAACAAATTTGCGTTCCTAATTCGGAGGTTAAATGATCGATTACAGTAAATTGAGAAGGCATTTACCAACGGAAGTATTTGATCAAATACTGGATGCCATAATACTTTATAAGATTGATACACCATTAAGGTTGGCGCATTTCCTCGCTCAATGCCATCATGAATCTAATGGCTTCCGAGTGGTAGAAGAAAACCTAAATTATTCAGCCAAGGGATTGCTTAAAGTCTTCCCAAAATACTTTAACGAAAAATCTGCGGAAGAGTACGAACATAACAAAGTCAGGATTGCATCACGAGTTTATGCTAACCGCATGGGCAATGGCAACGAAGAATCACAAGACGGCTGGAAGTATAGAGGGCGCGGTTATATACAATTGACTGGCAAAGATAATTACACAGCATTCAATTACCGGCTGCCAGAAGATATTGTATCGAATCCTGATTTAGTCGCAACAAAATACCCAATGCTATCCGCTGCTTGGTTTTGGGATCATAACAAGATCAATGATGTGATTGATAACGATGCAAGCGTTTACGATGTTACGCGAAAAGTAAACGGCGGATTGAACGGAATCGAGGACAGGATGCAATTATTTGAACACTACTCGGATATTTTATACGATGTTTGAAGAGTACGAGCCATCGATAGAATGGTTTTTGAGTAAGTTATCTACCGATAACCCCGATAGGTTTACCCAGCATGACTGGGATCTGGTGCATGCTTATACTAAGTCAGACGGCTGCACCGGTGTAATTGATTTTTATCTTCAGGCATGTATTGAGCATGATTTTTATTTCAGGACTCACCATGATTTTAGCGGCAAAGTAATCTCATTCTATGAAGCTAACAAGCGCTTCAGAATCCGTATACAGCGGCTCTCAAGACTTGGCTTGATATCGCCATTGTCTTGGTGGAGATGGCTTGCTGT